AGAACCTCCTAGGCGGATTACACGCCCGATTGATTGGGAGATACCAATATAGTCCATGTTACGCATGAACATCACAGCATCAAGTCCCTTGACATTGATACCCTCAGAAAGAATAGAGTGGTGAATGATAACAAAACGTGTATCACTTTCACCCCAAGCATTAAGAGTCTTGAAGAACTCATCACGGGTAACTTTCTTGCCATTGATGATAGCACCAGTCTTGGAAGTGATATACATCCAGTTGTAACCACGTTGCTCAATCTCATCAGTGAAATCAGATTGAGTAATAAGACGAACAATCTGCTTGGTAGAACGAGCAGCAATCAGAATCTTGTTAGCATCGTTGTCATCAATGGTATCCAACAGATTCTTAGAATCAGATTGTTTGAAATCACCTTGAGGGAGTTGAGTGATACTAACCTTTGGGGGCAGAATGTAACCCTCCTCAACTAATTTGGGGGCAGGAACATTACAAATAACTTGCCCATAAACACGGGAATCATTCATTCCAGGTTTGCGAACAGTCAATGAGTGCTTAGGTGTTGCTGTAAAGTAGAAGCAACGTCTTGCATGGCGACTGTAATACTCTGTAGGAACATAAAAGTTACGCTGAACAGAGTTATGTGCCTCATCAAAATAAATGGTATCAACACAGATACCAGACTGAACAATCTTCTCTAACGAATGATAAGTTGTGAAGATAATGCAGGACTCACCTGCTGCCCGTGCAGTATTATTGAACAGGGCAATCTTGTCGCTCTTGGTAGTGCTGAAGTAGTCCGTTTCGCCACTGTGAACGTGCATAACGTGTGTCCAAGTAGCAGACACAAACTCCATGAACTCTTTGCACAACTGTTTAGCAAGGAGAATACGAGGAGCAACAACCACAGTAGTTCTACAACTATGATATTGATGATTCAAATAATCTTGAATCATACAAATGGTCTTGCCACCACCCGTAGGGATGATGACCTGTCCTTTGTCATACGCCAGCATGGCGTCCACTGCCTGCTGCTGGTGAGGGCGAAGGTTGATCAAGTGGTGTCCTGTTCAGTATGGAGTAATTATAGCAGAAAACCGCCCACAGGGGAACCCAGTGGACGGTCTGTAGATTGGTCCTCAGCGCAAGAGGCAATATGTTCCACTCACACCACCCGCATAGAAGCGAAGGCGTTTGTCATCACGCAACACTTGCAGTTCTGCAAGAATTGTACCGCGATAACTCTTTTCACTCTTAAATTCGTTATAAGAGCGATATGGGCGGATAACATTATATGCTTCTTTTGCAGTGAAAATCTGATTTACCTTGAAACTTTCACTGAGAATTTTGTAAGTAAGTTCAACTTTTTTAATGTCGGTTTCAGTTACTGGTTCAGTAACTTTTTTTTCAACTTTATTTTCAAAATCTTGAGCATCAAGTTTATCCTCAAGATCCATTTGCATTTTCATCAAGATACCAACCAAAGTAGGATTCTTCATTGCATATCCAGGGCAGAATCGAGAATCAATACTTTCCTTAGCAAATGCAAGTGATTGATCTACCTGCCATTCTGAAAAAGCTTTGTTAGTAAGTTTGTGAGCGGTTGCCATTTAGTGTTGTATTGAAGGCAAAGTCATTATAGGGTGATAAGGGAAGCAGGTCAACCCCCTTGTGCCACTAGAAGAATTGTTCCAATCCTACAGGTTCCCCGAAAGAATAATCATAGGTGAGAGCATCATGGCAAACATAATGTGGATGATCTAAAGGTACACCAACCCTTTCACACATTTCTTTGTGATTATCTTCCATCAACTCAACAGCGTAAAGCATATTGTTTAGAACATGCTCTTCTGAATGATACTTAACCAATTCTCCTTTAAGTGCAAGGATAAAGTTACCAGAACCAGCAGAGTTATCAAGAAACTTTGATTCTGGATTCTTTCTCTTCTCAATATCAATCATCTGAACCATCTCTTCACACATTTTCATGGGTGTGAATACTTCTTGCGTTTCAGCAATTCTTTGATCTGAGCGTTCGATATTAGATCCAGTATTTTTATTGTGTTTATTCTTATCAGTGCCCATTTCCGTACCGTTCAGTATATGCTTTGATGAATTTACCCTTGCCAAGATGAGGAATACCATTGGTAGTTCCTGTAGCAATCTTTCTCAAACTACCGTCACCATTCTGTCCCATAGCAATAATACGTTCAAGGATTTCTTCTTTAGTAATAATATCATCTGGGCGAACACGAATGTAATTATGAGAAGAAGATTTCTCATAATCTAACCAAGGTTTTCCATCAGCGTTCTTTTCGCCTGGTAGAAAAACTTTGCCAGATGCTCCCCCACCATCTCCACCAACAAAAATATCGGCACTGTGACGATTGTCATACTTGAGAAACTCGATGTGAGGATGCTGTTTATATTCAGGATCTAGTTCACGTTGCTTCTCACCAATCTTCCATTCTTGAATACAAGCATCAATACTTGCAGCAAAATCATTATCAGCACAATCTTTATTACTAACAATCTCAAGATCACGATTGATCTTGTTGTAATTAGCAGAACCTTGCTTTACAGATTTGGGGAGAACGAGAATAATCTGACCATTCTTAGCACGAATACGTTCCACAGAATTGTTCAAAAACTTAAGTGCTAACCTACCACCTTTACCGTAAGGAGGATTACCAATAACAGCATCAAAATCCATGTCGTTGTATTCTTCTTCGGTGATTTTAGTAATGTTATCAGGAACATTCGCCATTCCTGAAGGATTCATATCATAATCCTTATCGGTGTAGATATTCGTATATCCTTTCTTAGTTAGCGTGATAGAAAAATGACCAAAAGCATCCTGTGGCACATAAATCATAGCATCTTTTGCCAGATTTTTCAACTTATCAATGATTTCCACTACGAGATGTAGTTTAGGAGCACGAACTGCTTCTGGATTCTTCTCTTTAATCAGTTTTTTATGAGATTCTGGAGTAAATCCGAAAACTTTTTCTTGCTCGTAAAATCTTTCATTGACTTCTTTAACTTGTTGCTTGAGAAAAGAAATAAATTCCGAATAAGATGTAATCCACAAGGGTGCTTCAACAACTTCTTGAGATCCACCTAGAGTTGTTTTTCTACACCCAGCAGCAAATAAAAAAGACCGAATGTAATGATCTGTCAAGTCAATATGACAATCTAGATAATCATCAGCAACAACTTCTTCTGGTAGGTGTGAATAATCCCTATCATCAAATCTTTTGAATCCTCTTTCCGCTTTTGTCATACCTACAAAAGCACAGATAGGATACTCACCTAGTTCAATCAATCTTTTAATTGCTGCTTGTTGGTGAAAATAAATCCTAGTATGTTTAATATCTAGTGGAGGAGCATAAAAAGGATCCTCGGCGTGAATAGCATCCATCAAACCATTCATTGCTTTGATTCAATTACTCTGATTATATGCCATATTTGATCGCAATGGTAAATCGGTGTCCACTTCTATAACTGGTCGCTCTGTGAAGGATATTTGCATCAAAATATACCAATCTATTAGGTAGTGGTAAAATTCCACGAATTTCATTATCAATCAGGAACTGTGTTTCACCTCCCATTTCTATGTCCCACTCATCATTTACATAGTACAACATTGTGATTCCGTGATCACCATCAATATGAAAGTTTGGATTTTCTCCTGATGCAAAACAATTCACATACATTCTATCCAAATAAAGATCTTTTACTAAATCTTTAGTTTTTAGAAAAAACTTATTGTATATCCAACTTGTTTCATCTATTTCATGAACCATACCAGTTGGTATATCACCAGGAGCATCAAATTCACCATAATTATAGGATGCTGAGTGACAATAATCTAGTATTAGATAACAATCATCTATATCTAAAAAATTATCAAAGATCTTCAAATTCATCAATACTTACATTAAATGAAATAGTAATTCTTGGTTTGTCTGATACTTTTTGAGGTAAAACTCGATGTTGTAGATAAGTTGGAAATACTAAAAAAGTTCCCTCTGATACTTTAGGAGCGAACCAGTTTCCCACTTCACCCATTTTGAACTCAAAACTTCTACTACAACTATGTTTTCTTAATAGTGAAATAGGATCATGAAATTCTACGGGTGTATGAACTTCATCATCATAAGATAAAAAGTAAATGCAAGAATATTGTGCTCTAGTTTCTATTTCTGAAAGATGATCATGAAGCTCTTGATAAGATCCTTTTTCATAATAGTTAAACCAAATATCACCATGAAGATCAAATAAAACTCCTCTAAACATTTCATTTAGAAACTTTCTAAAAATTGCATAGAAAAATTGACCATGCTTATCTATAATTGATCCACCACCAGGAAAAGAGGTCTTTAGATTATCAGTTGCCCAATCTTCTGGAACTGATAATCTAGATGACTCTTCAATAATGTCTTCTAGAATAAAATTTCTAATGTATTCTTTCTCACCATCATCTGTATGTTGATAACGATATATTGATACTGGGAATAGATCTAAAGCTTCCATCTCTTCAAAGGCAACAAACCAATTCTAGTTGTATTTTACTATTTTGTCAAGTGTCGCGGATTTTACAACCGAAAAAACTTGAAATGCAGTATCGACCACCACCATCATAGTATTCAGAATCTTCTATCTTTACTTCTTTTACTCCATGTTCTACCCATCCAGGGAAGATTATGGTAGAATTATTCATACAATCTAGTTCATAATCATATTGTGGGAATTGAAGTTCACCACCTTGAAAGTTTTTAGGTTCTTTATAGAAATAGGAAAATGCTAAAAAGTGCATTGATTTATCAGTATGTGGTTTATAATATTCACCATTATGATAATATCTTACTTTTGTGATATCATAGTTTGATTGAGTAGAGATACCACAACAAGGATGAGTATCAGCAAAAATATCCAGGACACCACAATCAAATAACTTTCGATTTACCGTCAATATATTTGATAATGATCTATAATTATCATCACCTGTATCACTTCCATACACATCATCTAGTGCTAAAGCATTAGAATTTGTGTATCCAACTATTCCTCCAAATTTTTCTGCGGGTAATAGTTTTCCTGGTTTTGTATAATAGTTTAATTCTTCCCAGATAAGATCTAATTCCTCTTCATCATAAAAATCTTCAACAATTAAATGTGGAAATGGACTTTCAAATTTTGTAACTTCTAATGTTTGCATAATCAATACTCATCATCTGTGCTTCCTTGTAACATCGCCCATGTGGTTGCCAAGTATTTTGTTCCACCTATGGGAGGATTACCTCTGTGTGTATGTGTAAAAGATGCTGGAAATACTAATACATCACCAGCAACTGGTTTTTCTCGTTTTCCTTGATATAAAAATTCAGTTTCCCCATACTCAAAATTATCATTTAGATAGATTTGAATCACAAAGGATCTAGCAGAGGTCATTAAACTTGAATTTTCATAATGCCAATTATGAAAACCTCCACCCTCAAGAATCTTTTTCAACTTACAATCATAGAACAAAAATTTGTTATTACTTAATATACTAAAATTTTTTATGTAATCTTCTATACAGGGTTGTAATTTTGGAAATATGAGAGAAACTGTCCTATCACTTGATGATAGATCTAATTCTAAATTTTGTGACAGATTTATTTCTTTATGATCGTGTAAATGAAGTGATTGTTTATTATGAACTAACCAACTACTTTCCTCTAAGTAATCAATTCTATCGATTATTACCTCAAGTTCTTTTTTATCAAATACTTTCTCATATCTGATAATATGATCTGTTATCATAATATAATTAAGATTTCAACTATTTATTGTTATCAATTAAATCCCATATTACTGTTGTTTTGCGTCCAATTACCAACCATTAATCCACCATTATAAACATTAAATGCGACATTACTATTTTTTCTTCTAACAGAACTGCCACCTTTTCCACCAGCACCTCCATAGGTGTACTCTTCTTGATCGCTGTCACCTCTGAACCCTTTCTCACCATTATTGATCTGCATAGAGACTACAGCGCCAAAACCGGCACCACCTTTTCCACCAAATGCTTCTTCATGATTATTTCCACCATTACCACCAGTGCCACCTTGTTCGGAGTTACCATTTTCACCAGGTTTCCCTCGTTTGAATCTACCTTCTTGGGTTGTTTGACCTCCATTGGTTTCTTCTTCATATCCACCTATGTTTCCTAATCCATTATCGACACCTTGACCGCCGCCACCGCCGCCGCCACCAGCTCTTCGCCATGGATCACCTTTATCTTTTTGTCCGGCACCACCACCGCCGCCTCCGCCGCCTCCGCCGCCTATGATTTTACCACCAGGATGGACGTGAACGTCACCAGAAAATGCCATTCCTAATGCTGAAGTGCCGTCTTTTCCGGGTTTTCCATCATTTTTCACATCTCCACCTTTTCCTCCTTTACCACCAGCACCAAAAATTCTTCCTTCAGACCCAACATCAACACGAAGTTGTGTGCCAGTTTCCCATGCACCACCAGTTCTCAGTGTAATTTTTTTATTGCCATCTTCTCCGGAACTACTTCTTGAAAGTCTTTTGTTAACATGTATAATTATTTTAGTCCCACTGGTATTTGATGGTGGGGACGACTTAAATCCTAAAATCTTAACTTTTCCTGATTTATATTGCTTATATCCAGTCTTAATGTTTACATTGTTCTTACTTTCTACTTCAGGTCCTCCACTGTAATAATCAACAATTACATTTAACCTTTTCTGATAGAAATCACTAAATTTTATTGTTCCAGATTGTGGCATAATTGATGTTGGAGGTCTATGTGTTTCATTTGTATTATCATCATTATCAAGTCCCAAATTATTCAAACCACCAACATTCACACTCATACGGTAGGCACCTAAATTTTTACCTGGCGGCAAACCAAATTCATCTTTTATATTTGTGAAACTAATTGGATCTCCAATATTTTTGTTAATCATGGGTTATGAGCTAGTAATTGTTTCCCAGGAAGAACCTGTATAAACTTGTAATTTATTAGATGTTGTGTTGTAAATGAAGGCACCAGTTACTGTTGCTAATCCAACTCTTTCTGCATCAGAAATTTTTGGGGGAATCATAAATGAAGTGTTGCTACCAATACCAGCGTTTGAAAAATCTGCTGATGCTTGTGGAATAGTTGTGCCAACGGAAACTTGTGTTCCAGAGATACCACCATATACATCAAGAACAAATTCTTCCCCAATAACACTGGTTCCAATTCCAACACGACTGACATCATCAATAAAGAATTGTCCTTCACCAGCATTAACAACAAATGGTAAATGTGAAGGAATGTCTGTATTTCCAGTTCCAACTACTAATTGTTCGGATACTATCGCTGTGTCACCTATTGAAACAACATTAAATGTGGATATTCCTGAAGATACAACATCTCCAGTTACATTACCAAATAAATTGGAATTGATTGAAGATACATTCAATGATGATATAGTTAAATTCCCACTAATAGAGACATTACCACTAAAGAAAGCATCATCACTAAATGTTGATATTCCCTGAACATTCAATCTTTGTGATGGATTAGTAATACCTAATCCCAGATTTCCCCCATATGTGAGAGACATTATTACACTGTCATTGTTATGCCAATGGAAATCACCAGTGCCTATTCCAGCAGCACCAGATTGTAGATAACAATTGATGTTTCCATCACCATAGTTAATAAAATCAAGAGAATTGTGTGTACTATAGGGAAAAGATATACTGTTATTGGCATATCTAATTTGAGCATTATCTCCGTTAATTGCTACAGATGATCCAATAGTAATAGCTGATGGTTGTTTATCCGATAATAATCTAAGAGAAGCAGGGATACCGTCAGTGGTATTGATGCCAGCAAATCTATCTACTAAAATATCAGCACCAACATCTGAAGTTGTTACTCCAACAGTTATTTTTCCGGTTAATGGATTGGTTCCAATACCAAGTGTGGATTTTACGGTAGATACTCCAACAGTAATTTTATCGATTGCTATATTAGCATTTGAAGTTAAGTCAGTTGCTGTAGTAGCTGTGCCGATTACATCTCCTTCAAATCTAGTTCCAGTTATGATTCCAGAGATGATATTAGATACTTCTATATCTGGGGTTCCACTTAAAGTAAGAGCAGTTGAAGCAGTTCCAACTACATCACCGTCTAATGAAGTTGCTGTAATAATTCCAGTAATTACTATCTCATTGCCTGTTAAATTACCATTAAAACTAGAGGCAGTTGCAACACCAGTAGTATTAAGTTGACCATTGAAAGTGGTAGCAGTTGCTATACCAGTAGTATTAAGTTGACCTTTAAAAGTATTAGCAGTTACAATACCAGAAACTACTATCGCATCACCTGTCAAATTACCAGTGACATCTCCAGTTAAATCTCCATTAAAATTAGAAGCAGTTGCTAGACCAGTTACATTAAGTTGTTGACCTTTAAAAGTATTGGCAGTTATAATACCTGTTATTTGTATGTCCTCTGGCAATCGATCATTATTAATAGTTCCAGATACTAATTCATCGGCGTTAAGTAAAGTTAGTAATGAACCTATGCCAACAAAACTTGAAGCAGTTGCAATCCCCGTTGCTAATACGTTTCCTTCGGAACTAATCCCAACACCAGGGGCAAATCCAGCAACAGACGTATCGGTATTTCCACCAATCTGAAGCATAAATCTTGGATCATCAGTCCCTATACCAACATTGCCAGCATTATAGATGCTTATGAATCCCAATCCAGCATCAATATCTAACCACTGTGAAGTTGGCATACCTTGAAGGTATCTAGCATCACCATAGTAAGTAACAATTCCGGTTGGATCTGGAGCAGTTACAATACCGCTACCAATACTTACACCACTACCAACAATAATACTATCAGATTCTAATTTAATTTCTTTAAATGTTGCTATTCCAGAGACAACTAAATTTTGTCCTCTTAACTCAGTTGCGGTAGCAAATCCAGAGATTTTTACATCACCACGAACATCTAGCAATTCAGTTGGAACCGTAGTGCCGATTCCAACCAAACCAGTAGGACTTACTACTAAATTATCATCATCAACTTGAACACCATTACGAAAATTAAACTGCTTGTTATAATTCGCCATCTCAGGATGCTTTTCTAGTTATTTAGTTTATCTTCAAGAGAAGAAACCTTATGATTCAATTCTTTAATCGCTTCAATTAAAAGTGGAACAAGTTTTTCATAACGAACTCCCTTGTATCCATCATCTCTGGTGGTAACAATTCCAGGCAATCCAAGTGCTTCAACCTCTTGAGCGATAACACCTGTTTCAGTTCCTTCTTTTTTTGAATTCTCATTCCAATCAAAAGTATATCCTCCCAGTGACATAACTCTTGCTAAAGGATCTTCAATCTTAGAGATATTATCCTTCAATCTTTCATCAGAACTGTTGAAAGCAATTATATCTCTAGGACACTTAATTTCCTCGGTGAAATTATCATAAAAGAAACCTTTGTCTCTAAAAACCTCTTGAGGACCTTCTCCGTTATTGGACATGAAATTACCAAGAAGTATCGGTAATTTAGATGCAGTTGTTTCAGAAGTTTTCTTTACATCGATACGTTCAGCATCCAAAGCCAAATCAATAGAGGTTACGCCAGTGATATCACCATTTTTTATATTGATAGAACCAATTTTATGATTAACACCACCTTTACTTGCTTCTAGGTTTCCGTTAGTGCTCTTGATATTACCAGAAACAGTGATATTACCAGAAGCAGTGATACTACCACCAGAAATAATATTTCCATTTGTAGTTTCTATATTACCCGTGCCAGTATATCCTTTGGAACCAGATATTTTGTTACTAATGACTTTAAAAGTAGTTCCAACCTCTAACTGTCCAGTAATACCAACACCGCCAGAATATCGAGCACCACCTCCAACGAAAAGATCTTTTTTAATACCAACACCACCTTCAACTCTCAGAGCACCAGTTGAAGGACTGGTAGAATTATCAGTTACATCAATTTCAAGTCTAGACTTAGCTTCAATTCTAGTATTTGGAGCTCCTTGCTCAGAACTTAACTTTAATTCACCACTTCTAGTTGTGATTGTTTGGTTGCCAGTGGTAGTTGGATTATTTGCATCATAGTAACCTATCCTTATTCTGCCGATATGTGCTTCGGCAAATGCCTTATTTGGAGATCCAATAGATACACCATGACCACCGGTTCCGGAAGCATCGGATAAAGGCTCAAGACCCACTTCAAGATCAGTATTAGAAGGTAATGAACCGAATTCTACAGTTTTGTAGAGGCGACTTTTGCCCCCTGTTACCGTTAATCCAAAACTTCCGCCATTAATAGTTGCACCACCTTCAACTATTAATGCACCCGTGCTTCCACCTGATGCCGGAGTAGTATTATGTATATGAACATAACCGTTCAATACATCAAGTGCTTTATCTGTTGCTGTCGGGAACGTTCCCAGACTCTTACCGATTGTAACTTCTTTACAAACATGTAATTTCTTCTCAATAGAAACACCACCTTTAACTCTCAATGCTGCGTTTGGATCAGAGCAATCCCCAGCATCCGCTTCAGAACCAATATCAACCGTTCCGTTAGTTCTAATAGACTTAACATTAGTAAGTTTTAAGGTTTGATTGAATCTTACATCACCAGTGAAGGTAACAGGTCCGTCAAACTGTGAAAGTAATTGTTTTGATTTACCACCCTCAACAAGGATTCTATCCTTAACGATGATTTCATCAAATACAACACTTAATCTATTTGGATCTTGTCCAGTAATGGTTGGAATTGGTACATCAAAAGTCTTCTGTTCACCAGACTGTGCAGAATACTTGGTGTTTCCAATATAGAAATCGCCATCACTATCCATACCTGTGTAAAGTACGGTTCCACAAGCAGTTTCTTGTGATTGTGATAAGAATTCTTCATTCTCACTGAGGGTCTTAACCTGAACCTGTGGAAGTCCTGTAGAATAGTTACCAGGACCATAACCAAGATATTCAAACGTATGACCAGATGCTCTAAGAATAGAAGGTCTACGAAGTTCAATAGGAAGCAACTTAATCTTCTTGATTACAGTTTTAACTTGGTGTCTTTCGACATTAGTACCCATCACACCACGAATAACTTTTAATTTATCATTTGTGATTGTGGAGGATGACACCCTCATTATTTCATTATCAATTTGAATATAACATCCGATAGGGAATCTAGATGTCATATAGTACGGATTGGTATGAACAAATGGAATTTCAGTTTGTGAAATGTCAATTTCGGTGCTTCCACCTACTTCCATAGATTCATTATCATAGAATGTATGGAGTCTAGTTCCTATATTTTCCCCTCTACTATCAGCACTAGCATTATTATGAGATAATCCATGCTTTAAAATCTTACTAGCAGAGCTTAAATCAACAGTAGTATTAACAACAATGTCCCAACGAGAAGAATTTGTAGAATTTTTTGCTACAGATTCTACAAGATAATCACCTAAATTTTCATTATTACTTTTGAGAATTCTAATAGTATTTCCTTTAATCAAATCATTTGGAGAACTAGTTGTGATAGTAACAAGTCCTCTATCAGAAGAAAGGGGAGCATCTTGAACCTCAACGACTCTGCCAAGAACATTTACATATTCTCCAGGAACAATTTCTGGATCACTGCTATGAGTTTCGATTACGATTTGTTTCTTATTACCAAGTAAATCTCTATCATTATCAATTCTATAATAACCACCGGTAGCAGTGCCAATACCTGTTATTTGAACATAATCCTTATTTCCCATACTAATATTGGATTCGCCAATATCGATATGAGCAGAATTGGATGATGTTGTTCCACCAATTACTGTAGTATCGAAGTAAAGTGTTTCATTTGGAACATAACCAGAACCATGTTCAACAATTTTATATTCAGATACCCTGCCCAAATTATCAACAGTTACATCTGCTCTAGCACCATCCCACACTGCCACAGATGGGTCAGAAAAATCATTGAAAAGTTTTACATTATAATATGTACCCTCAACATGACCACTTCCAGTGGCAGATGATGAACCATGAATACCTGCTAAACCATGCTCATATTTTAGAGTTAATCTTTTTCTGTTATTTCCAATATCTGTTACTGCGGTGATTTCATTGCCGAGAGAATATGTATTGAAGAAAGTATCGACAGTTTCTTTAGTCAGACTTCTCTTCAAATCATTAGTAGAAACTTCACCCAATGGAGATCTCTTCGCAAATGATGCAGCTGCTGGAGGATCATCACTATCATTATCTCTATCTAATTGTGGATAAAGGTCGGCAATATTTTGACTATACTTGAATGTACTAAATTCTCCATCAGGTTGTACTATTCCATTATTAGCATTAAGAACATAAAGATAGTAAACACCATCTTGAACATCTTTAATGAATGGAGAAACGACTTCTACACGATAAATGTAGTGATTTTCCTTGGTGTCATTTCTAGAAAATCTTGGTAGATTCTTATCTCTTACTTGTGTATTAAAGAGTGGGGTTCCTGGTACATGAGTGACACCAAAAATATCAACATCAGCTACAGTAAATGTATGCTCATCAACAACCGATGAAACTTCAAAAGTTCCATTGAATCCAAAATTCTTTCTACTTAAAGTATTAGTTGAACTGGGAATATTGTCTAAAACGACAATATTTCCTTGTCTCAATCCATGAGATTTATCTGCTTCAATTGTGATTGTATTAGTGGGATTGCTATAAGTACAACTACTAATAAATCTTGGATTACGATTAAAATCATAATCATTACCAGTTAATGTTGTAATGTTAAAATCACTAGCATCTCTAACATTAACAGTTCCAGAGTCTTGAAGAGCAAATCCTGTGACTGGATCTCTAGCATTATTCAGTTCTTTTGGAACTACATAACGGAACTTATAAATTTTTTCATCAATACTTCTTCCATCCTCAATTCTTTTGACGGTGGTGATTTCACTCTCTTCAACAGTTGCTGGAATAGTATCAAGATGTGGTTTTATGGTATTACCAGTAGAATCAACATAAATGAACCAGTTTCCTTTAACATAATCATATTGTATAGGATGACCTATTTCACCAGCAGTTTTATCAGAAACTCTACTTTCAATTCTTAATTGAACACCACCATAACTTTTAATACTAATTGGATCTGCCAAGTTAGCATTAGTATTTGAAGATGCTATACGAATTTCATCATTGTTTAATGGAATCAGATTTGATGCATCATTTTTTGTAATTGCATAATAAACTTTATTTCCCTCTAAACCCTCGGGTAAATCACCAGTTTCACTAAAGATTCTGATTGATTCACCATTTCTTAGTTTGTGAGCGCCATTTGTTTTATAGACTGTTTGTCCATTTTTTTGAGTTAATTGAACATCAGAATATAATTTAACGGAAGTATCTGAACCAGTGACATTATTACTAGTGGTGCTAGTAGGAATTTCTTCCGTCATCAAGATCCTAGCTTCTTTATCGGCAACATTGGGTGCTCTTAAGAAGATCTTGTCATTTACTTTCGCACCAATTCTATAACCTTGTGCAATGATTGGTGGTTTCTCTAAGGCATTTGTATATCCTTTCAAATATAATCTGGTTGTTGTATTGCCAACATGTGGATCAAACTGTAACCAATCAATATCAACTTCACTTGCACCAATTGACCTTGGAGTAACAACACCTGTTAGATATCCTTTATCATCTTTATCAAACGCTTCTCTCTTAAATCCGTCTGCTGCTAACGAGAATTGACCAAAGTTAGAGTTGGAGTTTGTAATAGAAGCATCACCACCACTCTCACATTCAAAGTGCTTATGGAAACCGATAGCAAAGACAGAAACAATCTGAATGACTGCATCGTTAGACATCTTGATGTGAGTGGTAGCCCACTCATCTCTATAAACTGCATCAGAGTCTAAATGGAATGCTGTAGCATCACTAGTTGAAGATGATTCTTGCGAAAGTAATTCTCCGGTCTTTCTCTTATATCCAATTCCATTCCATCTTCTGTTAGATGGATCATATTTTACAAATGCACGGTCATCTTTCTGAAGAGATACAGCGGTAAACTGTGCAACGACCATTGAACGGAAACCATCTGCTTTGCTACCATCAGCGTGCATACCTTGCATTCCGTAGACAGAACGAAGGGAGCAGTTAAAGATGTATGGAGAAGCGCCTGATACTGTATCTGTTTCAATAACAACAGCAGCGTTACTTCCTGGAGAAAGTCCAGCAGGAGCTCCGGCAGGTAGATTTGCTCTCACCGAGGGTAAAGAATATGTGAATTTTCTCTCATTAATAACAGAAACTACTTTTGTTGAGATATTATAATCTGGTACATTAATACCCTTAATTTTGACTGGTGTACCAGCATTTAGATTATGTTCAGACTGAGTTGTTACGGTAACAACATTAGATGGAGTGGAACCATCACCAGAAATGATATTTGAAATAGTAATAGGGTCAGACGCAAATGCACCAACTATTTCCCACTCTGGGCGTTGCTTTGCAAATGAATTTGGTTGTGCTGGATACTTCTGATCAATCTCTCTTCCGGATGCTCTATTAAACGCATTACCAACCTTGCTGTAATACATATCAAGATCAGTGAGTTGATATCCACCAGGGATATTCACACCGTCAGCATATTCAAAACAAGTAATTTTATGGTGAGAGAAAGTTGGTTTGGATCTATTGTTTATCGAAAAATCTGATGGGTCAGTATAGACCAGTCCTGTCTCATCACCATCAAAGAATGTGAATTGCCAAAAATAACAAGCACCAGTGATTCTAAAAATTGCAGAACTTGGAACGTTAGAATCCGTTGGATTAGGAACATATTTTGGTCTGACTTTGGTTTTTCTTAAATCTAGACCGACAATAGAAGTACCACGAGGAATAATTATACCACCGTTAATACTATTGAACTTATAAAGTATATTATTTTCTTGTGTTAAATCAAAATTAGAATTAAGAGTTAAAGTTAACTCATTTTGTGCAGCAAATTCTGCACCATTAGGAGCAACTGCAATAGCATTATTAGCAACGTCTTTTATTGCATATCCAGGTCTATTATCAATTAAGTGTTCACCAGGGAACACAAGAATAGTAGTTTTTTCTGTGATATCATTATCATCACCCCTCAAATATGAAAATCTTGCTGACTCCAGCAGTGCTCTCTGAATAGTTTTGAAGGGTTTTGTTAATGAATTACCCTGGTTTTCAATACCATCAGTAGAGTCAAGGTCATTAGGGTTTACATACAGAATGCGACCTTCAGCATTCTTGATAAAGTTCTCAAGCTTATTAAGAGGCATCTTATCTGACAACCATTGATTTCTATGTTTTATTTATCCCCTTAAATCTTCCTCATCAAAATAAGAAACCAGATCGTCTGGTAGTAATTCGGGATTTGAAATCTCGATATTATCAAAGCATGGATGACATGCTTCTTGAATCAAATAATTAGATCCTCTATAAACATCATCTATTTCAAAACTTTTATTTCCATTTGCTTCTTTAACTAAGTCCTGATCCCAAAGATGACCAATAGGTAATTCATCAAAAGTAAATGGGATATCATTTAAGAAGTACATTTTGACGATCATTCTCTCATCGTTATACCAAACTAGAGAAGAGCTAACCTCAAAAACGTTCTTCATAATACCTCTTTTTAGGTATTTAGTGCGAGTAGGGAGACTTGAACTCCCACGAGCGTAATGCTCAACAGATTTTAAGTCTGGTGTGTCTACCGATTCCACCATACTCGCAAGACATTACACTTATCCGAATGCTTGCTATGGGGCACTCAACCCAACATTCTGACAGTTTGTAATGGAGTAAGACACAATTTCCGTTGTGAATATCCAAGGGGGTTTATCCTCACCAACAGGGCTTCAGTATATCTGAGCCGATGAGCACCTTGGTTGGAACGTCTCAAGTTCCTAATGCTTCCTGAGAGGATCGAACTCTCCTTAGGCGAATTATGAGTTCGCTGCATTCACCAGATTGCTAAGGAAGCGGATGGGAACACTGGGAATTGAACCCAGACTAAGCCCTTATAAGGAGCCCGCTCTAACCGTTAAGCTATGCTCCCATATCAGTATCAGGTATACCCATTAGGATAATATTCCCTGTATACATTAGCGTCATCATCATCAAGTGACATTTCTACTTCTTCATCAAGAGCCCAAGAGTCTTCACTCTCCAGATACTCTACAACCTTATCAAATAGTTCAGGTGGGAAGTCATCAATAAACATACCCCAAGTTCCTGGATTTTCATCATCACCGTCAGGTTCCCAAGTACAATACTTGATGTCATTACGATAGATTTCAAACAAGAAGTCAAATATATTAGATTGATCTTCTTGAGTATGACAATAGATCTTCAGATTGTTCAGTTTCATCAATCGGCGTCGTTGTTGTCGGTTGTGTGTATTCGTAAAAACTCTGTTTCTGAAGCAGGCATCATTACTGCTGCCTGACCGTCTTCCTTTACAATTCCAATGGTTTCTCCATTTTCAACTCTTGAGAAGAGTTCATCAAAATTCTCTTCCCATTCTTTCAAAGTAAAAATCTCCATCATTCTTTCAACGACATATCCGCAAATTCAATTTGATCTTTATTCAAATGTGCTGTACATGTTTCTAACACATTCATAAATTGAGTGGCATTTTCACACTCCACAATTTCAGAGTCTCCATCATTACTGTAAAGAAAAAATGTGCGGGTACAAATGTCAATTATCACACCTGAAACATAAGTTTCGTTCATTTGTGTTCCGTTGAGTACCTTGATATTATAGGGTACTTTCGTAATGGTGTCAAGCGATCAGTAGGTTCCGAGAATTGTAAAAGTGGATGGCATGTCCCCAGTTACCGGACTCCTTCTAAAGCAGTGAATGATTACGAATCCATTCCCTCTATTCAGATTTGCACTATAAGTAGAATATGGTCCATTGTAACCAGATCCACCTGCTCCCCACGGAGATGGAGATATTGGGTTAGGACCTAATAAGTAATAATCTGGGGTAAACATTGCTGGCGAAACACTTTGTCTATTTCCAGTGTAAGTGTTTCTTTGAAATTGTGGTGATGGATTATACGTTGCATTTACAGTGGTTCCGCTACCTCCAGCAGCGCCACCTTTTAGACCAGGAGCACCACCTCCACCATAATATCCACCTCCTCCACCACCGTTACCACCTTTTAAATATGAACCAGCATAATTATGTGATTGAGGTACAGGACCAGCACCCTTACCACCACTACTTTGACTACCACCCTGAGCTGGAAATGATCCCGGTTTATTAGTTACATAATCTCCCGGTTGTCCGCTGTTACCACCACCAGCACCACCTCGACCTGTTGAATATGAGTGTGCGTAATTCAAGTTTGGTTGTCCTGTTCCTCCTCCACCAGCCAAAATATATGAAGTAAACGCTGGTTCTGGTGCAGTTGGTGAGGTGGGTCCAGATAAAATACCACTGAATCCACCAGAATGACCGTTAGATGGTCTAGAACCATTATTTTGAATAGTTCCAA